CTGTGCCTGGCCCGGCGCGGCCCAACTGCTGAAGAAAAATCTCCGGCCGCGCCAGCTTTTCCCTCGCAGGAATGCCGCGTGTCATCCAGTTTTGGACGCGCTGCACGCCGCCCTTTGCCTTGTCGAAGCCGAGCAGCTCGGCCAGCCTGGTAGGTCCGCCCAAAGACTCGATAAGCTCCTTGTCGGCCTGAATTTGGTTTTTCTCGTCCATATCCACATTACACACCATGTTTAAGAAAAACGCAAACACTATGTTTAACAACATTTTGTTTAGTTCAGGGATCATTGAGGCTATGAAAAATACTGAGAATGGGGTTGGTATGCACCCACAAATGACGCGCCTCTATCAGGCCGCTGCCGAGCTGCGCCATGCAGAAGGACAAAGTGCGGTCGCCAAATTGTTAAATGTGTCTCCGCAGACGGTGAACAACTGGGAGGTGCGCGGCATCTCCAGCGATGGGTTGCTCAGCGCGCAGGAGGTGATCGGGTGCAATGCCATCTGGCTTCGCGATGGCGTGGGCGACATGGTCGGGCCAGGCTTGGCCAACTACATCCCCGTGGTGGTCGCGGAAGATGGCGACCCTGGTTTCTATCAAATCCAGAAAGTGAAGCTGCAGCTGCAAGCCGGCATCACCGGATTCCAAACCTCCCCTGATAACCGCGAGGGCGGCCGGCAAAGCGTGCCGAAGTACTGGGTGGACCGTAACGGCTACTACCCTGCGAAGCTCATCGCCCTATCGGTGAGAGGCGAAAGCATGGAGCCGAACCTCTACGAGGGCGACCATGTCATCGTGAACACGGCTGACACGCGTATGGAGGATGGCGCCGTGTACGCGTTCAACTATGAGGGCGAGGCGGTGATCAAGCGCCTGGTACGCGACCAGGGAGACTGGTGGCTGGTTTCGGATAACTCCGACCAGCGCATGTACTCACGCAAGCGGTGCCGCAATGGAGAATGCATCATCGTCGGCCGCGTAGTCCGCAAGGAATCAGATCGTATATGAGTGCAACAATTGGATAGTTTTCCAGTAACAATTGTCCATTAATATGTTAGCTCATCTATTACTATTTGAGGGCACGTCATGAAGAAGGCTTTCAACATAAACGCCGGGCCCGATCTCAGTTCACCCAGTTGCGCAGACGGCCCATCCACTAAGCCGCTTGCATTTTTTTCGAAATGGCATGCCGCGCGACAAGAAGCACATTTCCAGGCGGGCATGGCCTATTGGAATAAAGCCGATCCTACGGAGCGGTCATTCATAGAATCAGAGCCGCAAACTTCCAGCGCGTTTGACCGCGGCATACTGGCAGCTCGGAGCGCCGGGCCGCAATAGATGACGCGCAGACAACTTACCTCCCACCGGCTGGCGTCGCCTTAATTCGTCACCCCGTGCCACGCCCGCCTCGCGCGGGCTTTTTTTTCGCCTCACTGCCCCGGTTTTGCAAAAAATCGCATCTTTTTAAACATAGTGTTTGCATTAGTTTTAAACATGGTGTTTAATATCTTCATCGACGCAGCAATCACCCGATGGAGACAGCGATGAACCAACCTGCAGCACTGGAACTGATCGAGGAGCGCACCTTCACTGCGCGCCTGAACGACCGCAATATCACCGGCCTGGCCGTGGAAAGCGCCTGGGAGGGCTTCACCAAGTTCCGCCATGCCACATCCGGCCTGCATCTGATCGTTCTCGACGCCGAGAAGCGCGTCGTGTCCGGATCGCCCTCGCTGATGTCCAACCTGGGCCTGGTCTCCGACGAGCACTTCGTCACCGTGCCTGAGACGTTGCTGCCGAATGGTCGCATCGTTCCCGCCTTCAAATACGCCAAGTACCCCGCGTCGAAAGACGATAACGGTGCGCTCCAGCTGAGCGCCTCGGCGAAGCCATGGGTGAACGTGAACTTCAACGCTGCAGCAGCTGCGTGCTCGGCGGTCGGCTACGAGCTGGCGCGCGAGTCACAGGAGCTTGCCATCCGTCTGCATGTAGTCCAGCAGGCCGAAAACTGGACCGGTGGCGCCGTCGGCATCGGCAAGGTCTTCCAGGGGCTGCACAAGGGCACGGTGCGCAGCGCACAGACGGCTGACTACGTGAGTGATGATCCCGAAGAACGCAGCTGGCACGTGCTGACCAACGGCGAAAAGGTCTACGGCCTAGCCGGCAACATCTACACCTGGACCTCCGACGACGTCCAGGGCGACAGCAATGGCCTGTGCACGCGCCTCGCTGACGACTCCCCATCCCTGATCGTCGCCCCATACGCCTCTGGCCAGTTCGGCATGGGCTGGCGCCCTGACGGGGCCCGCGACTGGTCCGGCAGTGCGCTCTTTCGCGGCGGCTTCTGGGACGACGGCGGCAGCGCCGGCGTGTACAGGCTCTACGTCGCGTCTCCGTCCTACGCCCGCGACCTTGTCGGCTTCCGCTGCACCAAAACCCTGTAGGTCTCTGGCCCCAGGTCACGGGTAACCGGCCACCGCGCAGCGGCGGCCATTCCTTGGAGATAGTCATGGCAACAGTTAATCACCCAACCAAAGAGCAAGTCCGCATCTGGACAAAGCAGCGCTTACTGTCCCGCCTGCCGCCACCAGCGCCTGAAGAAGTTCGCCGCCAGCTCGGCTGGGGCCTGATCGGCACGCCCAATGTTCGCTCACGTTAGCACCAGGAGATCGTGATGCACGCAAACCACGCTTCAAAGCTGCGCCTCGCCACCGGTGGAAGGAACTCCCGGTTGCGTGTAAGCGACCAGCTGCACTTCCGCTACCAGGACAGCGGACTCGAATCCGTCCTGAACGACGGTAGCCTGGACGCGCCGGAGCAAATGCCTGCAGGCGCTCACCGCGCGGATGACTACTTCCGCTGTGGCGCTATGCAGTTGGCGGGCCGGTCGGGAGTTGTGTCGTGAGCGCGCGGATCGTGTTCGGAGCGCGCGGCGGCTGGTGCGAGCGCAACGGCAGCGTCCTGATCACGGCCGTGATGCTGCTGCTCGCGCTGGCTGAATGGCTGGCCGATGTGGTCGGCGCCGCCATCGCGAGTCTGCCATGAGCTGGCGCCCATGGATCCGCGTCCTCGCCGCCTTTAGCCTGCTGGGGCTGTTCTATGTAGATGCCGCGCGCAGCGATGACGAGGCGCAGCAGCAGGTGCTGGTCGCCCTGCAGGAAGTGAATGCGGCATGGCATCCGTAATCCGCTCGGCCTGGAGCACTTGGTGCGCCGGCCACACATTCAGCCATTCAATCCGATTGGCCAGCGCTACGGCGCGGGCCGCTAAATTGCTGCGGAGGGCGCATGCAAACCGAAACCGAGGAACAACGACTGGCACGCCTGGATCGAGCTGCAGTGCGCCAGTGCCGAACGAGGTCCAGCCTGCGGTCCAGCAAGAGTTTTCGCGCCAACGAATCGGCGGTTGAAGACCGCGACCGTCTGCAGGCTGTCGCGGACCGCATGCTGGCCGACGCGCGGCGCGCGCCAAGGCCGAAGGAGCCGAAATGATTCGAGTGAATTACACAGGCGAGCCGCCCTGATCCTCGCCCGCAGTTCGATCCAGCAGCAAGTTGAAGTCCTTACACCCATCCAAGGAGCATCATGAACACAGCAACCCATACCGAGCAGCACGCAGTAGCGGAAATCGAGAAAAACCTGTTCGTCACCGTGCCCGAAACCACGCTGCCGTGCGTGATTGTCGGAGGCGTGGTTACGCGCCCGAGCATTGTCGTACCAGCCTTCCAAGCCGGCCAGTACCTGTGCTCGGAGGGTGCAGACGGCAAAGCTGTTGTAAGCGCCACCGGCAAGCCCTGGGTCGATATCAACTACTCCGATGCGCGCCAGGCCTGCGCCGATGCCGGCTTCGCGCTGATCACCGAGACCCAGGCGCTGTCGCTGGCGTTCAACTTGTTCCTGCAGCGGGCGAACTGGGTCAGTGGAATCGTCGGCGAGGGCAGCATGTTCCAAGGCCTGCGCCTCGACCTGGACGACGTTGATGAACCGTACGCCGGCGATTTCGTTTCACGTGACCCTTCCGAGCGCCGCGCCTTCTACCTGGATGACGACCAGACCGTGGTGGACGCTGCAGGCAACGCCTTTACCTGGGTCTTCGATGACGTCCAGGGCGACGCCAATGGCCTGATCTCGCAGGCCTTTGCCGCCGACTCGCCGTCGATCGCCACGGCGCCGTATGCGTCCATGGAACGTGGCATGGGCTGGCGGCCTCGTGCCGGCGCCAACTGGTCCGGCCTTGCGCTCTTTCGCGGCGGCTGCTGGTACGGCGGCGGCAACGCCGGCGTGTTCGGGCTCGGCTACGCGCGTCCGTCCCGCGCCAACGGCCGTGTCGGCTTCCGCTGCACCAAACCCGTCGGTCTCTGATCCCTAGTCCCGGGTCGCCGCGAAGCGGTGGCCGCTCTTCTAAAAACTTGGAGCATGCATCAATGAACACTCGCGACAAAGGCATCTATCAGAAATTCAACGTCACGCGCGCCGACGGCCGCCATGCCGCCGGCGAGAAGCACGAGGCGTGCGATTACTTCGTGCTGGACCTGACCCATGACAGGCACGCCTACCCGGCCCTGCTCGCCTATGCGGAGTCCTGCAAGGAAGAATACCCGCAACTGTGCGAAGAGCTCGTGGCCAAGGCAACGGTCATGCTGTCGAGCACCTGGCAGTTCACCACCGTGCCAGAAACCACCTTGCCGAACGGTCTCATCGTCCCGGCCTTTGCCGTCGGCACGTACACCGCAAGCAAAGGCCCTATGGACACGCTGATGATCGATGAGAAGGGCGCGCCATGGGTGGATGTCTCCTATTACGACGCCCGGGCGGCATGCTCGGCGGCCGGCCTTGGCCTTCTCACTGAATCGCAAGCGCTGGCCATCGCCCACAACATCGTGCAGCAGGCAGAGAACTGGACCGGTGGCGCCGTCGGCGTCGGCAAGGTATTCCAGGGCCTGCACAAGGGTACGGTCAGCGAAGGGCAGCCTGGCTCCTACATCTCGACCGATGAGGAAGAGCGCAGCTGGCACGTGCTGTCGAATGGTGAGCGAATCTACCACTTCGCCGGCAACGTCTACAGCTGGATTTTCGATGACGTTCAGGGTGATTCCGACGGCGTCGTTGCTCGCACGATCAATGCCGACTCCCCTTCCCTGACCACGGCGCCGTACCCTTCGCGCCAGTTCGGCATGGGCTGGCGTCCCGACGGGGCCCGCGACTGGTCCGGCTTTGCGCTCTTTCGCGGCGGCTGCTGGAGCGACGGCGACTACGCCGGCGTGTTCGGGCTCGGCGTCGCGGTTCCGTCCTACGCCCTCGACCGTGTCGGCTTCCGCTGCACCAAAACCCTGTAGGTCTCTGGTTCCAGGTTACT